CAAAGTAGAAACAAGAGAATACTGTTCTACTGAACTTTCTGAACTGTTAAAAACAGAAGCAGATAAACCTTCACATACTTTTGTTCTTCTGGTAACAATCCCCGATGATGATAATGAAGTACAGATTATTAAAAGAGATACCGATTCTCCTTATTATACCCCTGTTCCTAGTTATAAGAATTTTGATACTTTAGTAGAGTTTACGAAAGAACATGGCTTTGAAGTTGAGATTAAAGATGATGTTTATCGGTACAATCGTAATACTTCATATAAATGTAAAAAAATTATAATCAAATGGTAAAATAGTGGGACAGAAATGTCCCACTTCTGCCGGCGCGAAATTTGTACGTACAAAATTGTATACAGTATTCTTTAAAATTTTTACTTGACAAAAAGTCAAATTTTTGATATACTTATAACGAACCAAGAAAGGAAGTGTTAGTATGGCAAGCAAGGCAACTCTTGAAAACAAACTCCGCAACAAATTTCTGTCCTTCGTATCAGATACTATCTCTAAGGAAATGGAAACCGATGTGCTCCCTGTGAGTGCAAGTGAACTTGCTATCCCTGTTCTGGATGAAGAGGGCAATGAAAAATTCGTACTGATTAAAATCAGTATTCCTCGTGGTACTCGGAATGGCATGGGTGGGTATGATCCCTATGATGGATATGCCGCGAATGAAGCGTACCTTGATGAAATCGCAAGCAAGGCGCAGGAGAAAGCGGTCAAGCGTGCGATGAAGGAAGCCGAGAAAGGCAAAAATAAAAAAGAAGAGAAAGGCAATAGTTATGCGGATGAATAAGCACCGCACGAACTCGCTAATATGCTTAACTAATCGGAAGGGCGAGCCATCGCCCTTCCTTTCTTAATTTCAACTTGTACGTACAACTTTGGGCCGGCGCGAAATTTCCCCTTGACAAATCCCAAAACTCGTGATATAATAAGGGTGAAAGGGAGGTAAGAAAGATGGAAGCGATTAAGAAATTCTTTGGGATTGAACCGCCATATAAACTCGAATGGAACGATCTCCGTGCTTGTATCCAGTTAATCAATGTTATTCTTATTATGATTTTTGGTCTGTCCGTGTCGTGGTTTGGTCTTGCTATCGCCCTCTTTGGTGTATGTAAAGATCTTTCTCAGCATCGGCATATTAATGATCTTGTTCTCCACTTGACAGGAGTTATGTTAAATATTCACTTTTTGGTGCTACTTTATAGTTGACAAGACCGCTATTTCGTGATATAATTAGTTATGAAAGGAGAGGTTATTATGGGTCGTATTACTGCCATCAGAAAGTTCGCCACTATTGCAATCGGAGAAAAGGTTATTATTCCTCGTGATCGTAATGATTGGGGTATGAATTTGAATGATCGTTCTCCTCGCCTCTGTCTGCCTATGGATACACAGAAAAATGACGAGGAAGATAAGCGCTTCCGTAAGTTCTTTATTTCCCTGTTTCCCGCAGGTCAAGGCTTCGCAAACGTAACAATTTCAATCCTTCACGAACTCGGACACTGGGCAACCAAAAGCGAAGTAGATTGGGACGAATACTGGGCAGAAGCCGATAATACTTTCGGTTGGGACTACTTCAATTTGAAAGCAGAGCGCATGGCAACAGATTGGGCTATCAACTGGCTTTCTGATCCCGAAAATCGTAGAATAGCAAAGGCTTTTGAAGTCGAATACTTCGGACATTAAGGAGAGTATTATGAAACAGATCGTCACAAATAAAAGGGTTTGCTTCTATGATGTATTGGAGGAAAAGGTTGTGGCTATGATGTCAGACCTTTACAATCCAGACCTTGATGATTATACTATACTAACTCTCAGTTTTAACCCCATTCTTATGGATTGGGTGGATGTTCCTCCGCGTCCAGAGGTATGGATGAAAAACAGTAATATCCGCGTGGAAGTCATGCGCGAGTATGCCGAAGTCGAGCAGTGGTTTGATAAACTGAAACGAGTTATCTTCGGCTAACTCGCGCCGGCGCGATTTAACAGAATTGTAACAATTTTCTTCTTGACTTTCACATATTTATTTGATATACTATATGAGGAAAGAGAAAGGTGGGATTTGAATGAAGTCCAGTTATGTGGTTCGTGCTCGGCGGTTCGCCAATGATCTTTATCCTTTCGTGAAAGATTGTAAGACCGTAGATGAATATGCTCTTGCGGTTGAGAAGTACAACTCTGTAAAACACCGCGCCGTAAAGGTTTTCTCTGGTGCTACCCGTGTTGTATTCGTTACCTCTGACTATGCTCTGAAGGTAGACTACGGCAAGAAAGTCGATATTTTTGGCGGGTGTGAAAACGAGTGCCGTGCCTATGCCAAGGTCTACCGTGATGGCTTCGCCTATCTCTTTGCTCGGATCTCCCCTGTTATGGTTAATGAGCGTGTGTTTTACATCATGCCCCGTGTTGAGCGCATCGGCGCAAAATATAATGGTTGGGATGAAGCATGGGAAAAAGTCAATAATGAGGAAAGCGACTACCTCGACTCCAACTTCTGTGATTTGCACTATGAAAATTATGGTTGGAAGAATGGCAAGCCCATCATTGTAGACTACGCCTTCTTCATTGGCAATGGTGAAAATTGGCGCAAACACTTTAGTCATATGTGGTCGTAGTGGGCGGCCGGCGCGAAATTGTATACAGTATTCATTAAAAATAAATGCTTGACTTTTGCGTAATTTATGCTATAATATAATTGTTCCGAGAGAGAAGAGAAAATCTTCTCACTGGACAAAAAATATCAGATTAAATACTTGACAAACGAGTAAAAATCTGATATAATAAAATTGTCCAAAGGGACAAAGAAAAAATTTGTGCAGTTAGCGGTCTGCCGTATACTGAAAACCGTGTGTAAAAGGAGTTTTATGAACACGAACGAAATCCTCAACACTATCCTGTCCATCCCTGGTGCGAGCATGGCTCGTCAGAACAAGACCAATTTTGTGGTCATCCCTACCGATGAAGGCTTCGTGAAGGTTGCCGTTGCCAATGCTCTGGCGAAGGATACCAAGGCTCACAAGGCTTTCAATGCCGAAGCGGCGATTGCCGAGTACAAGGCTTATGAAGCCGAAGTTGCTCTGCGTGAAGCCGAAAAAGCGACCAAACCTGTAAAGGTCAAGGGTCCGAACCCCGAAGCGCAGGCTCGGCGTGACGAACTCGATGCAGTCATCGGCGCTATGCCTTCCTTCACGGATTGCACCGCTACCGATATTATGAACGCTATCGAGGGCAAGGTTGCCTTCACCCTCACTCCCATGAATGTGGGTCAGAGCGCAAAGCGCCTTGTCGAAAAGGGCATCCTCGTGGTTGGCACGAAGGATGGCGACAAGAAAGCCTATTACACCAAGGCTTAATCCCTTCTTCCAAATCTCCCTTCAGTCAGAAGGGAGATTTTTTTATCCATATATTGTATACTGTATACAGGGCGCCGGCGCAGTTAGGCAAGGCTAACAAAAAAGTGCTTGACAAACCGCAATATATAGTATATAATAGATACAGAAAGTGAAGGAACAACACTACAAACCAGAAAGGAAATAGTTACATGGAGAAGTCAAAGTACATGGTGTTCGACACAGAGGTATGTAACTGTCCGAAAATTGATGGACAGTTGGATGTCGCAAATGGTCAGTTTTATGACCTCGGTTTACAAATCGTGGATAAAGATGGTTACATCTACGATGAGTATTCTATCGTGAATGAGGATGTATTCTTTGGGATGCCCGAAGCAATGCAGGAAGCGTATTTTGCGGATAAGATTCCACAATATCTTGAGGATATGCGGATGGGCAAGCGCAAGATCATGAATACATGGCAGATTTACAAACTGATTCGGCAGTTGTGCGAACAGTATGAAATCAAGGCTTGCATCGCCCACAATGCGAGATTTGATATCAAAGTAACCAATGCGACCCTTCGTTATCAGACAAAAAGTAAGCGGCGCTGGTTCTTCCCTTATAATATGCCCATTTGGGACACCATGAAAATGGCGAATGACACCATTTGCAAGCAGAAGGGTTACATTGAGTTTTGTAAGACTAACGGTTACATGACCAACCACGCAACTCCACAAGTCCGTAAGACTGCTGAAATCCTGTGGCGGTACTTGACCGATGATGTAACTTTTGAAGAGAACCATACAGGGCTTGAAGATGTTGAGATTGAAGCGCAGATTTTCGCAGAGTGCGTAAAACAGCATAAGGCAATGGACAAACTGGCAGAGTTGGACGAGGGAGATGTGTAACATCTCCCTCCCCATGTAACCAACCTCATGTAACCGCGCGCCGGCCCGCAGATGTACGTACAACTTTGTATACAGTATTATCAAATTTTATTACTTGAAATTTCTGCTCAGATGTGATATAATATATATAGTGAGAGGGAAAAAGATAGTAAAATTTCCTCTTGACTTCGGAAGAATTTTGTGCTATACTATCTGTGAAGGGTGAAGGAAAACACCGCAAACCAGAAAGGATAAAGCATATGGCAAAAGTTACGAAAGCGTTGGTTGACAAGGGTCTGCGTGAGAGTGTGTTTGATATGCTCTTCTGCGACAAAAACCCCTTTGCTGATCTGTTCCACAAGGTAAATGATCGGCAGTATGGCATTATCATGGTAGATGCCAATGGGGAACAGCGGTATGTCCGCATCGGTGCGATTGTTGCGGAAGTCCGTGAGGATATGACCGCAGAGGAACTGATGGCTTCCGAGTGCGAAGCGTACAACGCAAAGCAGGAAGTCAAGGCTGAAAAGGCGAAAGCCAAAGCCGAAAAAATTGCTCGTGACAAAGCGAAGCGTGAGGAAAAGGCACGCCTTGAAGCGGAACAGAAAGCGAAGGAGGAAGCCGAAAATGGAAATTGATGCGAGAACTGCCCAGTTGATCCTTGATGCCATTGCGTTTATGAACATGGACTGGTTTGACGCACTGGAATGGCACTATAGCGAAGAAGAAATAACAACCGATGCCCGCGCGGATTTTATCCGCTTCTGCGAGGCTCGTGGCATTAAAACTGTCATGGCCTCTTGACCAACTTCCTTTCACCGAGGGCGCAAGCCCTCATCTTTTTATATATATATAGTTGTATGTACAACTTGCGCCGGCATAAACGGAATCAGCCGGCGCGCCCTTTGGGCACTACTCCCCCAGTATAATTATATCGCGGATTTTGTCCATTGTCAAGTATGAAATTTGTTAAATTTCTATTACAATTCTGTTACAAATCTGTTACAACGAAGCTTCGTCAGCGCCTTGCGCAGCAAGGCGCGCCATTGTCAAGTATTTGGCGCAGTCAAATATGTATACAGTATACATACTTGACAAGCTGGAAAAGCTGGTAAGCTGGGCTTCACAAGCTGGGCAAGCTGGGCCAGGCGAGCTGGGCCACGAGCTGGAACTGGCCGCGGGCAAGCTGGGACAAGCTGCAAAATTTATTATTTGAGTATTAAAAATAAACATTTGACTTTGAGCGTAATTTACGCTATAATTATATTGTCAGGAGGGGAAAGAGAGAAAAAAGGAGAAACCGATCCTCACCCACTCTCGCATATACCGCTCCTTCTGGCAACTTGGGGCGACACCGTAACGCGTTGGTTGCGGTGTCATTTTTTTATACCTAAATTTCAAAATTGTATACAGTATACATGTTTGACTTTTCGCGCAATTTATATTATACTAAAAGGGGAAATATAAATATAAAGCATATTTCAAATTTGTATACTGTATACAACCGCATAAGCTGGGCCGCCGCAAATTCAAATTTTTAGAATACCATTCAAATTTTATCCCCTTTTTCAGGCGCAAATGATAATTTTTCTATTTGTGACTGTTCTAGGGTATTATACGCATCGGGCGCAAATTCCCAGGTTCTACTTCTTGTTGAGCATGTTGTTAAAAAAATCCCCCACTTCAGACGCAAATATTATATATATAGGAATATGCGCCCGATACGGGGGATATGACATGGAAACATATTGCGAAACCATTTTTATATATAGCTATTTAAGCTGCACAAAATAAGCTGCAACTTAACCTTCCGCAATAGGAAGCTGCGTCTTATCCCCCTTATCAGACGCATATTCTATATATATATCAAATGCGGCTGTTGCGGGGTAAAAATGTGGCATGAGCTGGAAAAGTGTGGCATTGTCAAATACTTGACAAGCTGCAACTTGTTGTGCTATAATAGAAAAAAGAAAAAAAATAAATATTTGACAAAAAAAATTAATAAAAAATTTTTTTAGAAATTTTATTTTTATTTTAAATAAATACTTGACAATGCCCGAATTTTGGCGCACACCCTCCCAGACAGCCTTCAATAACCGATTTTCCCGATAACCATTACCCTGTATCGGTATACCCTTTCTCGTCGAGAACGCAGCAGTTCCATTATTAGTTTTCTTCCCTCTTTCTTATCATTTATATGTAGTTGGTTATTGATGAATTATTGTATTTATTTATTGTTGGAGATGAAAATTTTATGGCTTATGTAATTGATACGTATAATAAATATGATGCGTGGGATCGCACACATTCCTTATATAAGTTTGAAATAAATGGAAATTGGTATGCAATTAAGGAAGTAGAGATGAGCTGGGGATTACCGTAGTTAGGATAGAGAGTTGATTAGGACTATGAGAGATAGAAATAGTGGATGCATATTTATGAGACGTATGAAGAGGCATCAAAATTTGCATTGCTTATGAAAGGAATAAATTGATGCGCGATCACCTACAAAATGTGGGCATCGACGTATATTTTTTTATCTACCCTATACCATATTTCGTGGAGGGGCTTCGCGCAGCGAAGACCCGAACACGATAACGAATTTTGAGGGACGGATCGCCGCAGGCGAGCCGTGCCGAATAAATTCGTAACCACAGTTTTTCCAACAATAAGTGGAACTAAGACATTTGCGCCTGTTATCGCTAAATATTTGACTTCGTTCTTAAATTATTATATAATAAAAGAAAAGGAGCTGCATCTATGAAAATAACATTTTACAATCCTAAAACAAAAATGTTATATACGCAAACATATAACAATCCTTGGTATTATATATTAAAATTGCGCTGCGATTGCTTTCGATTAATACAATATAATAAATATGGTAGTAGGTTTGCGCGCGAAGTTAATCATCAAGGTGGAATAGAAAATATATCTTATATTGTATCTAATTCTATTCCTTTTTTGAATAATTATCAATTTGAAAGTTATGAAAATAATAAATTTATAGAACAATGGATTCAAGAGCATCCAGGTGAAGCTGTGGAACCTATTAAATCTTTTGATGAATTAAATATTGCTATATCTCATAAGCATGATTGGGATAATAGAAAAGATATGTATTCTTCTAATTAAATATTTGACTTCATAAGAAATTTATGGTATATTTTTAGTATAGAAAATATACCTTATTTTTGTATGGAGGAAACTCTATGAAAAAATGTAAATATCATTGTGAGTATGGTGATGGAGAAAATTGTCATTATAAAAATAAGAATAATTGTATATACAATGAGGATATAGTAGATAAAATAGATCAAGCATTAAAGAAATTCTATGGCTTTTATCAACCCACTTGCCGAACCGAGGAGGATATAAGATGCGACAACATGAACAAGTAAAAGAGTTTGCGATAGAAGATATTATTAGACTTGTGCGCGAAACCGATCTATCAGATATGAATACATTCTTGGTATTAAATGGCGGCACTGGTGTAGGTAAGACTACTGCAATTATGTAGAATGTATTAGAAGAGCTGGATCATAAATGTGGTGCATTACAAACTATGCTAGTGGTAGAAAGCCGTAGTATTACTGTAGAATAGTTGCGGCATAAGTATGGTGAAGCTGATGTTTGTCAACGCATGGGCTTTGCTAATATGATAAAGAAAAATAATGTAGACTATGACTGGGTTGTTATTGACGAATGTCATGGTTTATTTAGTGAAGCCTCTTTCGCAGAAGATACTACTATAATTGGTGAATGGATTCGCAGCGGCCGCACCAAACAACATATTATCTTTATTACCGCGAACGATGAATACTTCGAAGATTTATCTAAATAGTTTTTCTCTGATGATTGTTCATTTATTTATTTGTTTCCTGACTTTACAAAATATGTAAGCAATACGTATGTTAAGGAAATATAGTTTATAAAAACTAAGAATACTAATGCCACATTAGATTACTTTCTCGCGCAAGAAGAGGGTAAAAAAGGTATCATCTTTCTGAAAAGCGCAAGTAAAGTAAAGGACTGGTACTTCAAGTTGTTGAATTTGAAAATGAAAGTGGCAATGTTGGTGTCTAGAGCTAATTAGACCTCACTATCCCTAAACCCCTCCCAGGTTGACATTGCGGCAAAAGATTTACTATTAGATTTAAGTGAAGGTGAATCTGGTTTAACATTAGCTGATCTTCAAGAATTAGCTGATAAATAGAGAATTGCAGATGGAAAAGAATCATTATTTGAAGCATTAGCAAATGAACATCTTCCAGATGATATTTCAATTTTAATTGTGACAGATACACTTCAAGAAGGTATGTCTCTCACTTTTCCCAAAATTGACTATATGATTATTGATGGATATGGTGAAGTAGAGATTAGATAGAAAGTTGGGCGCTTTCGCGGCAACCTTGATTAGCTTTTTATTATCTTTAATCCTAATAATGCGCGCCGCGACTTTCAAATTCAATCAGATATGTTCGCACACTTCCGCAAGCTACAAGCTGAAGGAAATCAAGTTGAATTAGCAAAACAATTTGGTATTCTTAAAGGTGCGCGATTCAAAGTAAAATATATTGTAGAGAAATAGAATTCTGAAGGTGTAAAGAAATATGAAGTAAATGAACAAGCATATTTACATTTACTCAAAGATCATAATGATTATTTACATTTAATGGGAAATACAGAAGAAGCAGTATAGGAAATGTATTCTTATTTAGGTGCAACTCCAAAATTAATAGACCCAAATCTAATTCGAATTTCAAATTAGAAAGAGTTGATATTAGAAATAGCAGAAAGATGGCGTGGAATTCCCTTAAAGGGACCCGCCCAAGAAGCATTGCTCCAAGACTTTAAAGCAATGGGAATTACAGATAAATCGCGGCATTAGATAACATCATTGCGCGGTTGCACTACATTATTCACTGATGCAGGAATAACAATTACAGAAAAATAGGCATCGACAAAAGACTTAGAGCAATGGCCGCAATACTTATCAAAGATTAGAGAAAAATTTAGAGTAATTATTTGACATTTAATTAAAATTTGTTTATAATTATAGTGTAGAAAGGAATGAGAATATGCATAATTTTGATGAATGGGAATGTTATAATGCATTTATTAATCAATGCACATGCGATAAATCGCATATAAAAGAATTTTATAAGCGTTTTCGTATTAAGATTATTGCGTGCGGCCAGCATTTATTGGAAAAAGCCGTGCGCTGGTCTTACATTGTTCCCACAGACATTACAGCAAATTATCATAAGGAATTCCTTGAATTCATTGATGGTAACGGTTTTGTTGTAACAAAACTTCAATCTAATATGTATCACATTATTCCACAATATCCAGAGGAAGTTTTACCATTTTAATTATGAATGAAATTAATTTTATCAAAATATTTATCCAACATCTCTTATATGATAAATCATTTGCAGAAGCATTTGTTGAGCGATTCCCGCGCATGGCCGAGACTCTTGGCGAATATATTAATAAGAAGTGGAAAGAAGAATTATATATTGCTAAAGGTAAAAAGTCTATCGAGGAATTTGTAGACTTTATTGACGGCAATGGATTTATCATTAACCGTTCTAATCCTAATTACATTTCAATTTTGATTATATACGAGGAACCTAAACATGAAAAGAAAAAATCCCATATCAGTATGGACTTTTCCGTACAGACCACGGTACTATATAACTCATCCGTGGAAGATTATAAAAGATATATATTGGAATATCAGAAATTTCTGGCATCGTGGACGTTTTGGCTACGCGTATGTCGACGTGTGGAGCTTCTGCGAATGGTACCCGAGGGTTGCGGCCGAAGCATTACGATACATGGCCGACCACCATAGCGGCTATCCAGGTGTTAGCCCCTGGGATACTTCAGAAAAATGGGAAGAACATCTGCGTTATTTAGCAAATCAGCTACAACGCTGCGCTGATTCTCAAGATATTTGTTTTGAGGATGAACGCAATGAATATGCAAAAGAATTTCATGAGGCCCTTAAAAATCTTATGCATCATAGAGAAGAACTTCCTAATGGTATGATTAGAACTTGGTATGATGAAACACCAGAGTACCTTGAATTGCGCGATAAGTACTTCGCGCGCGAAAAAGAGATTGCCGCAGCAGATGAACAATATATTGAAGAAGTATATAAGTTTCTTGGTGCGAACCTTGGACGTTATTGGGACTAATATAAAAAAATTTTTGGGATTAATTAATATAGTTTATTTATTATAATATCACCTAAAATATAGAGGTGATGAATATGATAGGTATTTATAAAATTGAAAATAAAATAAATCATCATATTTATATAGGATAGAGTACAAATATCGAAAAGAGATGGACTAATCATAAATGGAATGCAACAGCAGGAAAAGATGATTATACTTTATATAGAGCTATACGTAAATATGGTATTAATAATTTTTCTTTTTCAATAATAGAAATATGTAAAGAAGAAGAATTAGATGAAAAAGAAATTTATTGGATAAATTATTATGATAGTTATAATAATGGTTATAATGAAACACCAGGAGGCCAATTAGGAAAGCCAAGATCAATAGTGCAATATGATTTAAATGGAAATAAAATTGCCACATATGCCAATAGCCGAATCGCGGCGGCTTTATTAAATTTGGCCTATGGAAATTTAACTACCTGTTGTCAAGGAAAACAAAAAAGTTATGGTGGTTATTTATGGACATATGAGGGAGAACCAGCCCCAGAACCATATATTGATAATCGTATTGGACATAAAACAAGTTCGTCTAAAAGAATTATCTAGTAGTATTCTAAACAAAATGAATTTATAAAAGAATATGAATCAGCACATGAAGCGGCGCGACAAATAAATAAACCAACTTGTGCTAATCATATTACTGAATGTTGTCAAGGAAAAAGAAAAACTTGTGAAGGTTATATTTGGAAATATAAGGAGACGTAATATGATAGCAAAATTAGAAGGTCCAATTTTTGGGCCGTATCGGTGTAGTAATTGTAAGATGAAACAACCAAATGATAAATTAAAATCTAATTGTATCTTTTGCGGCGATTGGTTTACTAATTATGAGGATAAATTAATTGAAGAAGATGCAGAAAGATTTCTCTTACATATAAAGGAGGCTGAATTACGAAATGAAAGTAACATATCTGGAAAGAATTGAACGCAGAACAGCATTTTCCCGAAAGCTGTTCTGTCCTAATTGCGGTGGACATGAATATGAAATTGTAGAAATATTAAATGGTAATGAATGCGATACATATAATTGGTTTGTTCAATGTCCACAATGCGGATATGATATTGTAACTTCTCCTTCGCGCGAAATTGCTATAGCGAGGTGGAAACAGTGTCATGCTTAATATAATTGAATTAGTTATGGAGATCGCCGCAGCGTTGGCTCTTATTGGTGTAGCCATATATAAAATAATAGATGCTATAATCTATTTAAAATATAGGGAGGAACATAAAGATGAAGATATTTGATTAGTCTTTTGTGCGCGAAGTTGCACAAGATATGTATGATCAAAAAATGCGCACTAAATATACCTCTATCCTCCAAGAAATTCTTCGTGAAGCAGAAACTGGAGAATTTTCTATGACATTTAAAAGAGAAGAAATTCCTCTTGAATGTATATACTGGTTAAAAGATAAAGGATTTGAAATATATACTGATACAGGCGATAATGATGATTGGTTTGAATTAGATGCTGAAGATTTTGATAATATATTTAAAGCCAATCGTATAAAGGTGGTATGGTAATATGTTAACAATGTTTACCGCACTCGAAGCTCGCGCGACAGCTTATCTTCTAACACCAGAAGATTATTCCTTATATCAACATATAGAGATAAGAATTTTAGATAGTGTTCAGCATGGTGGAACTCACCTATTATATGCTGGGAAAATTACACATAATGTAATAGATGCTTTGCGCGCTCTCGGATACGAAGTAACTCGCCTTCAATATGAAGGTAAAGATGAAATGATTCGTGTAGATTGGACAAATATTATGTGTCCTGATAGTTTAGTGTGTCCAAAGGAGATTAAAAAATGAATAATAAAGAAGAAATTATGCGTAATTTAGAATACCTTGCTGGTGGAATGTTTGTATTTAAAATTATGTGTGGTAATAAAGAAAATAACGCTCCATATTATAATTTAATGGAAGAATGGAGTGATATTATTTTTAATACGATGGAGTTAATTGGGGAGGATTATGTAGAATGCCAAAAACCCTTGAAGAGCTTGCCTCAATGATTGCTAAAAGAGATAATATTAGTTTTGAAGAAGGCATGGCCGCGGTTCGTGATTGCGCCGCGGATATGGAATGTGCTTTCTATAACGGCAACTTAGATTTAGCAGAACAAATTTTAAGAGAGTCGCTTTCGATTGAACCTGATTATTTAGATTTATTTATTTTCTAAAATTTTTAGATTACTTTATTACTATCTGATGAATATTTAATTAAATAAAAAAAATAAACCATACTTTAATTGTATTCCTCTTACCTTAAAATAGAGAATACTCGATTAATTTGGGTTAATAACCCGAATATTAAGGAGGAGAAGGATATGAAAATTAGCGAATTGGAAATGAAGAGTTTTATTGCTTAGGCAGCTAATGCAGAAGATAACTCTTTTATTATTTTAAATTATGCAGAAACTGATTCTGAAGCGCCTGTTACATATAAAGTTACTTTAAAAGAACTTTCTAATATGTTAATTAATAATCATAATGTGCTATCTTATACAACGAATAATAATTTAGTTAGCACAAAATTTTCTAACAACGCTTATGCAGAAACCAATAGTTTAGGCTAGTATATTACTGCCGATGATAGAAGTGTTCTTGATTCAGCTATTACCAATGTAGCATATGATGGAACAAACAAGAAATTAACAGCATCTACTCGTGGTGGCACTGCCGCAGATGTAGTTACTACAGCTTCATTATTATCTGATATGGACTTAAATATTACATAGATCACGAATACCGCAGGAAAAACCATAGCTACAATTGATGAAGCAAGTGGTAAAGTAAGTGCAACATTTTAGGATATTTCAATTTTGTCTTCACAAGTTAGTGATAAATCTGATGCAATCAATAGTAGTGGTGCTACCTTAGCAACTTCTAAGGCAGTTAAAGACGCGCTTGAATCATTGGATATAACGCAGATTACAAATACTGCTGGTAAGACCATAGCTACGATTGATGAAACGGATGGTAAAGTCAGCGCAACATTCCAAGACATTTCTATTTTATCCTCACAAGTTAGTGACAAGTCTGATGCAATTAATAGCAGTAGTGCAACTCTTGCAACATCTAAGGCTGTTAAAGATGCATTAGAATCTTTAGATATTACTCAAATTACTAATACGGCTGGAAAAACAGTTGCAACAATTGATGAAGCTGATGGTAAAGTTAGCGCAACTTTCCAAGATATTAGTATTTTATCTAGTCAAATTAGTGATAAAGGTACTGCGAATTGTGTTGCCACACTAGATGCAAATGGACATGTTCCTTCTTCTCAATTACCATCTTATGTAGATGATGTAATTGAAGGAACAGTTAGTACATTCCCAGCAACAGGTGAAACAGGAAAAATCTATGTAGACACCACAACTAATACTTCTTATCGTTGGTCTGGTTCTCAATATACTAAAGTAGCATCTGATTTAAGTTTGGGTGAAACTTCTTCTACTGCTTATCGCGGTGATTATGGCGCTGCGGCTTACGCACATGGCGTTACTAATAAAGGTAGTGCATTTACAAGTGGCTTATATAAGATTACTACAAATAGTGAGGGGCATGTAACCGCTGCAACAGCAGTAGAAAAGAGTGATATAACAGGATTAGGCATTCCTGGGTCTGATACCACTTATGAAATGGATGGAACCTATGATGCGTCCACAAATAAAGTAGCTACAGTTTCTACTGTAACTAGTGCAGTTAGTGGGTTATATACCAAGCCAGCTGGCGGAATTCCTGCTTCGGATTTAGCAGATACATATTTTAGTATTCCAGAGCTTCCAACAACCGATGGTACTTATACATTACAAGTAGTTATTGCCTCTGGCGAAGATCCCGTTTTCAGTTGGGTAGCACCAATAACCTAATTATAATATTTTAATAGGCGACCGAAAGGTCGCCTCTTTTTTTATTTGACTAAAATTAAATTTATGGTATAATTATAATAGAAATAAGTGGAAGGATAATTAAAATGAGATTTGAAAGAAATATTGACGGTACAAATTATATATCTTCATTTGAAAATGCCGATGAACTTCATGGATATAATAATGGAGATGGAACTTTTTCATTAGAAGTTTTAACTTGGGGTAAAGATAAAGATGGAAATAATAAACAATTTACAATTACTTTACCTAGAGTAAAACTTGGTGATTTTGAAGTATATATGAATAATGGTGATACTTTATATACAGTAAGCGCGAGGTAAATAAAATGGATACAATAAGTACAGATAATTTAGTATATAATTGGGAAAATGAAGATTTTTGTATTAATCCTGAAACATTAACACAAGTAATTAATAATATAAAAACCGCAGTTAAAGCTAATAATACTATTAATTTAACTCCAAATAAAATTATTATTCAGGGCCGGTCAATAGAACAAAATATAATTACACTCAATGCAGAGTATAATATTGACCGTGAATTATTAGAAGAAAATGATCAAAATACATTAGATCAATATGTAAAGTATAAATTGGCTCAAGAGATTGCTAAGCAATTAGTAAATGAAGATTTAATTCAAATTCAAGTTAATGATGATCTAGTTACATTAAACAAAAAGGTTCGCGCGAAAGTTAAGATTGTACAGGAGTAATAATATGGGACTCTTTAATAGAAAAAAGAAATCAGAAGAAAAAGAATTTCTTATACCGGAAATTCCACATGAACATACATGGAAGGATATGCCATGGTATATGAACATATATTATAGTGAAGGTAATCGCACGGCAAAATATGAGATTTATGAACCATATATTTGTATTACTTGCGGAGAAAGAAAAAATGTTCTTCTTGAAGAACGCCATTGGGAAGGTATTACTCCAGAACAGCGTGAAAAGTTCTATCAAAGAGTAAGATCTAGATACAAAAAATATCTTAAGCCTAGAGCAATAGTAGAAGACATGATTAATAATATTTTATTAGTGAAAGATGCAGAACGCCTTAATATGATTGAAAAGATGTATGGATTCCCACATCAAAATATAGGAACTTCTGCTGAAATGAAACAAGTAAAAGATACAGATTTTAAGATAAATTTACCAGAGAGGAGGAAAAATAATGCCTGATTGGACTACTGCAGGAACATCAATTTATACCATAGGAACAACTGGAACTGATAATATGTATACGACTGTATCTTATATAGATGATGAAAGAAAATTTAAAGAATATGTTGAAAAAGTTGATAGACACGTAGATCAACTTGAAGAAGATATTGCCTTTTTAAATGATGAAAGAGAACAATTAAAGTTAGATGTTACAAGATTA